CAGCCGTCTGGTCAGGCCCGGGTCTCGCCCTCAAAGCTCGACTGTTTCCTATTTCTTGATACTACGACGCTTACTCTTGAGTAGTACAGGAGAATCTCCAACATCATCATCAAAGACCTCTTCTTTAGACTCAAGTTTAGGCGTACTAGCAGTAAGAACTGGAAACAAATTCAACGGAATCTTGGACACTACCATTTGTGCAGCAGTAATAGTAGCCATGGCAGTCAGTGACAGTCCCAACACTGCATTGGCCACCGTGGCTATAAATTTCAACGTAACTGTATAGTTTGACCCATCATTAGTTCTCCACAACTCCTCAACATCCACGATGCCAAGTATGTTGGTGAAAAGAGTTGGTCCAACTAAACCAGTACCGGTTACCTGCATGCTGCCAACATATGGTCCAGGTAACTCCACTTGCACCCGAGAATAATCCGTTGCAGGTGGGAATGCAACTTTATATGATCCAGTGAAAGGGGTGGGTGTGGTACCCAGTGGGATTGGAGCCGTTGCTGTTTTGGCTTCACCCATAGCTGCTCCACCGAAAGTGGGGGCACTCAACACTGAAGGCGTCATCAATCTAATGGTGTATGTTACTGCCAAATAACCTACACTCTTGCTAGTGTTTGAGTCACCTTGAGACGCCACAAAGACATTACCAGTATCATAAAGTCTGAGATCTGAACCTCCAGGCGCGTCACCTGTACGCACAAAGTATGTCTTATTCTTGGAGAGATCCTCAGCCTTAGCATAATGGGTAAAGTCCTTGTAAGTGTTTCCCCACTTACTTGATCGATACGACATAATAGTCTTAACATCTGCTGGGCCGGTATCCAATGCATCATAGTCCGCTCCTATAATGGCAATCCCGCTTTCAGAAGTTCCACAGGTGGGTTGATAATCAACCGCGAACTTCAGAAACTTATAGGACTCGTAATTACGCGCAATATTGCTCAGCCATGGAAACATAGCTGTCAATCCTGGATTCATTGGGTAACCGGTGACTTGATAAACACCTGCTGATGAACTTGTGACTAAAGAGTCAAATTGTTCTGTGTGTGTGATCACACAATCACCAGATGGCAAATGTTCGATCTTTGGAACCACCGTTTTAACAACCCTGCAATAAGCAGAAGGCATAGCTGACTTCGCAGCCGGCTTGTTCCTCTGCTGGTTGTTATTATTCCGTTTTCGTTGTTGTTGTTGTTTAGGGCGCACTTTGCCACCCTTATTGTTCTTCTTGTTCCTACGATTAGGCATTGTACAATGATCAACAAATATGCACAATCGAGCTGGGTGGCTAAGCCCACCCTACTTTGCAACTTTCTTGCAATCTACCGCCTTGTGGCCAAGTGTCTTACACTTATAGCACACAATCGGTTCTTTGCAGTTGCTGGAGATATGGCCACTTTTCCCACATTTATGGCAAGTAGATTTCCCGAAATTCTTCTTGCAATCTTTAGCTTTGTGGCCCTGTAATTTACATCGTTTACATACTTGCTTCGGCGTGTTAGTCTTATTCTTAGCTTCACTACGCTTCATCTCCAATAATTCCTCCTCACGCTTAGCAACCCATTGCTTTGGGTTTTGGATACGTTGTCCGGGATCCGCTCCATTCGGATCCAGTTGGCCATCGTCCCTAACGACTGGCTCACTCGGCTTAGCATCAGACCTATCCAAAAGTAAAGGCATAGAAAGGAACGAGTTTAATTCCAAGTATTCACCAAATTTAGCTTCTATGGCTTTCACGTCAACGCCTGGCAAATCTCTGGACACCACCTCATACATCCAGTCCTCAAGCTCATTGACATAATGTTCCTTAGCATCAAAAGTGGCATTCCACCCAACCATATCTGCTAACTTAGAATCATATTTGATCTCACCTCCGTTTAACTCCTCAATTCTAGAGCACATCCTTCCAACTATAGGAGTATAGCGATCAGATAGGATCAATCCTCGTACTTTCTCTTTCAATTTCTCCAGTGGTGTGACATTTGAAGGTAAATTAGGGGTACAGTGCAATTTTGACAACGTTCTCAACAAATCACACATAGAATTTTGCGAACCAAAATCAGGACTATAGATTCTAGCCAAGAATCTAACACCAATTTGTCCCCTCTGAATTTCTTCAATAACAACCTGTTGGCCAACCATAGCTGAAGCTTTCAAATAAAACTCAGCATGAATATCAGCAGTTAGGCCATCATCACCACCATAAATGCCCATAGCCTGCCACGCAGCATCTGAGGACAAGCCCTGTAATCTAGCAGCTAAATAACCAATAAAAGCATTGTCAATACTGTTAAACAAAGCCGTCTCAGGTGATCCTGACAGTCTAGTATACCAGGTAAAATAAGAGATACCCAACATTGTCTTAGCCTTCAACATATATTGCTTCTTATGCAACTTGTGTAACAATGGGTGATACTCTTTCCTAAACAACCTGGCCAAGCATCTCCATTCCAAATCGCGCAAGATCTCAGATACATGACCATCAAAACGTTTGAAGTCAGTATTAACACAAAACTTAGCTCCTGAGGTTATCTTGGCAACTCGATTACATATCCACCTTGGTTCATGGCCAAAGGCATACCACTCTTGAGTCTTAAGATATTTGGTAGCCGCCATGGTGAATGTGGAATAATCCCGCTTGACTGGCCCAGCTATTTGGCTGATAATCCTATCATCACCAAACTTCTGTGCAGCCTCACCTTTCATGAATGTTGAAGTATGCTCAGTTTCCTTGGCATCCAGAGCAGTATTTTCAGCCACCCTCAAAATGCGTTGTTGCTGTCGAGAGCACTGGGCTTCTTCTACTGCCTCTTGATCTTCAGGATGATAAGTATACTCAACATCAGCTGGAATAAAATGAGATATAAATTCCTCCATATATGCATCGAGTTCAGAGGTAAATGGTAATTCACCTGGCACAGTCACATACTTCAAAACCCTGCCATAAACAGCTTGTGCTTCCGAGCTAGCTGTTTTGGCCGGCTTATATGAACCATGGACTAATGGCGACATGAAAACCGTCATTCCAGGTCTAGCCTCATCATCCCACTGGAATTTTGCAAATTGATAAGTAACTAGAGCCTGGGAACCAGGTAACACAAAACTTAGTGGTTTCCTCCTATCTATTGATTTCAAATAATATAATAGAGGAGCTGCCTCCTCAGTACTAGAATAATCTTTAGCATCAGAGGACATCACTACGTTCTGCAACTGCGTAACATTCAACCCAGTCTTAGACATAAGCTGCTTCATCTCATCACCTTGAAAGTTACGTAGTAAGAGATTGCTACAATTAATATCGTCTGGCATTCCAACGGAAACAGTTGGTTCACTGTTCCATGGCTTACACTTTAACACATTTAAACCACTCGGGTCACTAACTGTGTATCTGCCAAGACGATGGAGATTCAACCATGCGTATGGAATCCATGCTGTATCCCATGACCACCTCTTAATAGGAAGAATTAACACCATCTCATGATCTAAATAGCCTGTTCTCTTCCTAATAATCCTACAGGTGGTAAGACGGATTGGAAAACCCATAATTGTATAGACAAATGAAATAACAGATTGACTATAATTCCACAGCATGTGTCTATATTTAATACCACCATCAGCCAGAAACACGAGTTGGCTATTCTTCGAAAAGAAATAACTACATTGCCCTTCTGATCTAGCCAACCGTGTTGGTTGAATGGTGTATAATAAAATAGGGTTCTGGTACCGATTTACAAACCTATTCATATCCACATAGTAATCATTTGATATGACTGAAATCACTGCATTAGTGGGAATAGGTTCATCCGCCGGCTCGAGATGGAAGTCACTATCAGCAAAATAACTCCTACTACCAGGCCCACCCTGGTTTTCCTCTCGAGCTCCACGCATGTAATGCCAATAAGGTCGGGAAACCCTATGGCAAAATTGTTCAATCGTTGCTTGGGCGCGATTTCTGTCTGCATGTCCCTGCAACGTCTGGCCAATGGCCTCACCAACAAGTATTTGATCAGAAAATTTATCACATAAAATATCATGATCCGAATACTTGCCTGCCTCCTTTGAGGCATTTAACCAAACTGAGAAGTGGTACCTAATTTTCAACCAATTGATTATCTGCTTGGTCCATTGTTTTACCTTCTCAGTTAGACTACTAGAGTCTAAGTCTTGAATTTCCTCCATTGCCCAACCTAAAGCATGAGTAAGCCCCATTCTCGCCGCACCAACATAACCATTCTCATGGATTGTGTCTGCAGCAATGAGCATCTTCTCATAAGCCCAACCCGCTCCCTGCATCCAGGTCTTAGCTGCTAAGCACCCTATGCCAACGGAGCTGACGGCTAACTTCTCCCACCAGCACAAACTCGGCGGCTCCCCGCCATTCTCAAATGGAACCTGACTAAGGGTTCCCGTAAGTGTTGGATGTCCGTCCCCGGGTGCTGCCCGCGTCGAGGGTTGTCCCTCTAGGGCAGCCGAGCGCTGTTCATGGTTAGACATCATGATTTTGCGGTGTAGGTGCCACGTGCCTCCCGCTAAGCACGCGCGTTCATTTAACATGGTGTACTTTGGGTTTGTATGCCAAAGCCACCATAGGCCATAGACTCTTCCGACACGGACAGGACAAAACGTGGCAATAACAGTATTTCGGGTGGGTACTGCGTGGATACTGTCCACACTTGTTGCCACCAATACAGTCAAAGACTAGTGGGTATGAGCCACTAAACACTGTCAATGGTACACGTTCTTCCAATTATGTTTACACATAATCACTCCCTAAGGAGTGGCCCCGGCACCAGAACGAACAAGTAGGTGCCTGATTTAACGCCTCTCGGCGACCCCACACAGATAATAGGGTATGGACAAACATGTTCACTCCACACGAGAATGACAACATGTGTCCCAAGGGGCTGTTGACATTGGAAAGATTGCAGGAAAAGAGATATGTCAAAATCCACGCATTCTTTCTGCAACATTTTGTATCCCAATGTTCTCCCAGCTCCACTAACGCGATTCACAAGTCGATTACTCAACTAGAGAACCGCCGCCGAGACTGAGAATACGCCCATATGCGCTTAGGGCACTCATCTCGGCCACAAGTCCAAGCGAGACTCGCCACAATTTCACGACAATACAAGTCCATATCCAAAACTCTCAAGGATCCATCCCTACTGACCGATGTAATCATCTGTGTTTCAGCAACAGTTCCCTGACAATGGATACAATCCTATATTGTCATCGTGACTCCAGGGTTGGGCAAACCTGGTTAATCTCACTTGGTTACATCACTGCGCAACTGCGATGTGATTGTGGATATCCCTGCCCAAGG